AAGATGTTTGGTAGTTTCATACAGTTCCATTTTGACGTGGCAACAAAGAAATTAACTATCACACAAAGACCCAGAGCAGACGACGAAACAGTCCTTATGCACACAGACAATTTCAGACCTGACATAACGCTGTTCAAGGACATCTATTCTAAACCATGGATCAGAGATTACACACTTGCAGTATCTAAACTTATGTTGGGAGAAGCAAGGGGAAAATTCAATACCATAGCAGGACCACAAGGTGGAACAACACTGAACGGTGATGCATTGAAGAATGAGGGACAAGCCGAAATGGACAGACTCGAAGCAGACATAGGCAATTTCCAAGAAGGCGGGAGTCCAACAAGTTTCATCATCGGTTAACTTCTATTACTTGTTAACTTCTATTACCGGTAAATTATTACGTGTATTATTTTAAATACTAGTATCATGATAGACGACAGGTACAAAAAACTTACCAAATGCACACTAGATGAGTTGGCCGACATGGTCGATGACCTAGAGAACATTGCCATACACGCTTTGAAAGAGAGAAAATTAAGTATGCGTAAACTGGTATTAACACAGATCCATGATGTTAAAAAAGAGATTGAAAAACGTTTAAAAAAATAGTATAATAAGTCTATGTTAATAGGCATAGTAGGTTTAATAAGTTCTGGCAAGGATACAGTCGCAGAAAGACTAGTACAAGAACATAATTTCAAAAAAGATTCATTCGCAAAAAGTTTAAAAGATGCAGTAAGTTCTATGTTCAATTGGGACAGAGAAATGTTGGAAGGCAAGACAGCCGAAAGCAGAGAATGGAGAGAACGTCCTGATGCTTTTTGGAGTAAAAAATTTAATAAAGATGTAACGCCTCGTTGGGTGCTACAACACTTTGGCACAGAAGTAATGCGTCAGAATATGCATGATGGCATATGGATTGACAGTTGCATGGCCAGATACAAGGGCGAACCAACAGTGATATCAGATACAAGATTTGAAAATGAGATCAAGATGATCAAGGAATCCGGGGGCAACATTATACTTGTAAAAAGAGGACAAGATCCTGATTGGTTTACAAGCTATGTTGAAGGTAATATTAAACCTGCGGGCATTCACTCTTCAGAATATGCATGGGCAAAATCAGAGTTTGATTATGTTATCAAGAACGACGGAACACTGGAAGAATTACACCAACAAGTTGACGATCTAATCGTCAGCAACAAGATCACCAATACGCCACCCAAGTCTACGGACACTGCCCAACCGTTGGCAATTGGCGCAAACAGTTTTTAGATTAGTAGTCGCGGTATTCCTCATACTCCCATCCACAAAGAACACATCCAGTTGAGATTGTTTCTGTGCCCTGAACCCACACAGCTCACACTTCTTATGTTTCTTGTATCCGGATCTCTGCAGGGCCGTGATTCCTCCCACTTTCTTCCCAGCTTTCTTTCTGTTGCAGGTATCACACAGGCTACGCCAGTAGATCTTCGTTCCTTTCCTGTAAGCATAGGCACGAGGCTTTGCCTTACACTCCTTACACAACGGTCTGTCCTTGTATGCCATACACTTATTTAAGTCGCCTATATAGGCACCAGAAAATAGCAAGTTATATCGTAAAAACCATATGATTGAATAAATAACTCTGTATACGTTAAACTTGCAAGGAGAAAACGAAAAATGGCTTTAACATCACCAGGAGTAGAAGTTTCAGTAATAAACGAGAGCTTTTATGTACCATCAGATGCGGGTACAACACCACTATTCATAGTAGCATCAGGACAGGATAAGGCAAACGGAGCGGGAGACGGAACAGCGACTGGAACAACAGTTGCTAGCGCCAACACTGCTTACTTGGTCTCATCACAAAGAGAATTAACAGAGACTTTCGGAGATCCGACTTTCTATAAAGACGCATCAGGAAATTCATTACACGGTTATGAATTGAATGAATACGGTCTACAAGCGGCTTACTCATTCTTGGGTGTGGCTAACAGAGCTTACGTTTTAAGAGCAAATATTAACACTGGCGAATTACTAGGCAGTGCAACGGCTCCTACAGCAAGACCAACAGACGGAACATACTGGTTTGACCTTGCATCAACTAGCTATGGTTTATTCCAATGGTCACAAACAGATCAAGCGTTCACAATAATTAATCCAATATTAATCACACTAGTTGGTGAGTTAGTTGGCGGTGTTTCTACTGGTGCACCACTGGCTTCAATCGGACAAGTTGGTTCATACGCAATTAATACAACAAACGTTTCAAACAAGATCTTCAAGAAGACAGCAAGTAACACATGGGTACAGGTTGGATCGAGTGCATGGAGTACATCTTTACCAACGATATCAGTTGCATCAGGAACAACAGTTGTCAACGGTGAGAATATGCTTATGAACGGTATAACTATCACGGTATCAGGAACAACATTAACCAACGTTGCAACAGCAATTGGTAGTAACGTGACCAACGTTACAGCTTCTATTAACTCAGTAACAGGTAACCTAGATATATTCCACAACGGTAAAGCACTAGGTGACTCAGCAGGAGGAACTGGAACAATCAGATTTGACGAAGGTACAGGTATGTTGGAAGACCTTGGCATCACATCAGGTGTTAAAAATGGTGTTCAATTACTACAGGCCAAACACACTAACAGACCTACTTGGAAAACTGCAGACGAAAACAGACCAAATGGTTCAGTTTGGTTCAAGACTACATCAGCTAACTCGGGTGCTAACATTGTTGCAAAACTTTATGCTTCAGCTAGTGCAAGTTTCTCAGCAGTAGCGGCTCCATTACATGCTAATCACAGCACAGCGATCTTTAACATAGATCCTTCAAAAGGTGGAACAGGATTAACAACAGGAACTTTATACACACAATTCAACGTCACTGAACAGAGCATGACGGCGGCTGATGCATTGGACACTACTCCAAATCTTGGAGACTTCCAATTATTCAGATACGAAGGTGGTGCAACCACAGTAACAAGTTTACTGACTTCTCCAAGTTTCACAGCAACAGAAACTTTCACAATTAAAGAGACAAGAAAAAATCAAGAAGGTTTTAGTACAGCAGTAACAGTTACACTAGGTGGAACAGGTGCTGATGATTTTGTTGCGGCAGTTAATGCTAAAGTTAACGCTTCCGCATTATCTACATCAACTACGGAATTAATAAACGTTAGAGCTAGTAAATTAATAACTGGTGAGATCGTGCTTACACACGTACTGGGCGGTGACATCAGATTGTCAGATACTGACGAAGGCGGTACTCCATTGGCAGATGCTGGTTTTGATTTTGCCTCAACAGCACATGTTTACGGAACATTCACGTCAACTAATCCAGCACTGATCAACAACTTGTACACAGTTCCTACTGGGGAGTCGCTTGACTCAACAGTCAACAGTGGACTGTTAATTTCAAACTGGAAGAGATTAAGTTACACAGCTTCGCAAAGTTCACCAAGCAATGAACCAGCAGATGGCACACTATGGTATGACACTAGCCTATCAGCTGACATCATGGCACACAACGGAACAACTTTTGTTGGATATGCAACAGCATACTCGACTACGGATCCAAATGGTCCACAGTTCTCTGCAACAGCACCGACTACGCAGTCAGATGCTACTGCACTTGTGACGAACGACTTATGGATTGATACTAGTGACCTAGAAAACTATCCAAAACTTTACAAATACAACACAGCGGCTTCGATCAGTTCGAACAACACAGCCAACCAAGTAGCAGTTACAACAACTGGTGCGGCATGGGTGCTAGTTGACAAAGCTGACCAAACAACAGAAGACGGTGTAGTTTTTGCAGATGCGAGATTCCACACATCAACTGACAAAGTGGCAGGAACATCAACAGCGGCAGGTGTACCTTCAACAATCAAGAACTTGTTGAGTGATGGTTTCCTAGACCCGGATGCCCCAGATCCAACTTTATTCCCACAGGGTATATTGCTTTGGAACACTAGACGTTCAGGTTACAATGTTAAAGAATACAAAAACAGTTACATCACAACTACAGCATATCCAGGTTCTGGATCAGCAGGGTTGGGTAACATCAGATTCAACAACGAATCTGTTGCAACTTACTACCCAGACAGATGGGTTCTTAAGTCAAGCAACAACGCAGACGGTTCTGGATCTTTTGGAAGAAAAGCACAGAGAAAAGTTATCGTTGAGCAACTGAAATCAGAGATCGACACTAACCAAGCAATCAGAGAAGACCAAAGAGGCTTCAATGTACTTGCTGTACCTGGTTACCCAGAGTTAATACAGAACATGATCAATCTAAACACAGACAGAAACGAAACAGCGTTTATAGTTGGAGATACACCTTTGAGATTAGCAGGTAATTCAACAGCAATCCAAAACTGGGCCAACAACACGGCAGGGGCATTGGACAACGGTGAAGACGGTTTAATAAGTGCAAATGATTACTTGGGTGTGTTTTATCCATCAGGATTTACAACAGACAACACAGGTAAATCAATTGTAGTTCCAGCATCACACATGATGATGAGAACTTTAGCAAACAACGACAACATAGCTTTCCCATGGTTCGCGCCAGCAGGAACAAGAAGAGGTGTTGTTGACAATGTTACATCAGTTGGTTTTATCGATACAGTGTCTGGAGAATTCCAAACAATATCTGTGACGGAGTCAGTGAGAGATTCAATGCACGAAGTCAAGGTTAACCCAATCACTTTCTTCGCAGGAGCAGGTATAGTTAACTTTGGTAACTTAACTAAAACATCGGCAAGTTCAGCGTTGGACAGGATCAACGTTTCGAGATTGGCAGTGTATCTAAGAACACAACTAGATGCCATTGCTAAACCATTTATATTTGAACCAAATGATGAATTAACAAGGAACGAGATCAAAGGTGCGGTCGAATCATTCTTGTTAGAACTAGTTGGACAGAGAGCATTGTTTGACTTCTTAGTAGTGTGCGATGACACAAACAACACATCTACTAGAATAGACAGAAATGAACTGTACGTGGATATAGCAATTGAACCAATTAAATCAGTTGAATTTATTTACATACCGTTGAGAATTAAAAACACAGGAGAAATTGCAAAATTAGGAAGCTAATTTTCGATAAATAGGAGAAACAAATGGCAATATCAACATTATCAAAATTTACAGTACCTTTAAGCAACGATCAAAGTTCAGCATCACAAGGTCTGTTGATGCCAAAACTCCAGTATCGTTTCAGATTGGTCCTGGAAAATTTTGGAGTATCAACACCAAGATCAGAACTAACAAAACAAGTAATAGACGTGACAAGACCCAGCTTGACTTTTGACACAGTGACACTAGATGTGTACAACTCAAAAGTATACATGGCAGGTAAACACACTTGGGAACCTATCACAATCAATCTAAGAGATGATGTCAACAACTCAGTAAGCAAACTGGTCGGTGAACAGATACAGAAACAGTTTGATTTCTTCGAACAGTCAAGTGCGGCATCAGGTATTGATTACAAATTCACAGGTAGAATTGAAATGCTAGACGGTGGTAACGGAGCAAGTACTCCAAACGTTCTAGAGACATGGGAACTTTACGGTGCTTATGTTGAGAATGTTAACTACAACACACTGGCATACAACACTTCAGAACCAGTAACTATCACACTGTCAGTAAGATATGACAATGCGATACAGACACCAACAGGTACAGGTATTGGAACAGCAGTGGCTAGAACGATCGGTACATTAAGTACGGGTGGTGGACAGTAATACAAAATTAAGTTAGCAATTATAAAGTACAAAAAAGCGTCTTTATAGGCGCTTTTTTTGTGACTATAAATAACAGTATGCCAAGCATAAACAATTTCTTAAAAGGTTTCCAAGACGGATTACCCGGAATGAAGGATTACCAACACGCATCTAGATTGTACATAGACGACAATTTCAAGTTGATGCCAAAACAGAAATTCCTGTTCCACGTGGTGTTCAACACAGACGAGACATTGTTTGTCAATGGCTTCAACTCCAGTGAAAGATATCAATTGAACATGTTGGTCAAGGCATGTGACCTACCCAAGTACAACTTGAGCTATGAGGAGAAGACACAGTACAACAAGAAGATGTATAACGCAACCAGGATAGCATACGACCCTGTGAACATCACATTTCATGATGACCACGCGGACACAGTCAACGCATTCTGGAAGAAGTATTACGAGTACAACATAGCAGATTCCGTAGGTATGAACAGCGACATAACCATAGCCGACACCAAGGATGATTACTACGATGGCATAAAAACCAAAAGAACTACTAAATTTGGTATGGACACACCGAGGCAGAGAAAGAAGCCGTATCTCAAAGGCGTAGAGATATTTGTTTTACACAAAAAGAGATTCACATCAATGACTCTAGTGAACCCAGTGATAGGTTCTTTCGCACACGACAATCTAGATGCGGCAGACGGGCAAGGCGTGATGAACAACACCATGCAGATATTGTACGAGACCGTGATATACAAGGCGGGCGTAGTCAACAAGAACAACGTACCAGGTTTCGCAACTGTCAACTACGACAACTCCCCTAGCCCATTGAGTGTGCTGGGTGGTGGAACCAACAGCATATTTGGTCCAGGCGGCATAGTGGATGGTGTAGGATCGGTCATAGGAAATTTGAATAATGGAAACATACTTGGAGCCATACTGGGTGCTTCAAACACCTACAGGAACGCCAAGAAAATCAAGAAGTCAGACGTCAAGGAAGAACTGAAAGGCATAGCCAAAAAGGGTGTGCTGGAAGTTGGTAAGCAGGCAGGAACAATATCCAATCCTGTGGCACAGTTCTCTGTGGGTGCGGCCATAGTCGCCACTACCGTATTAGCATCAGCAAAGGGCACAGCGGACAACAAGGATCAAGCCAACAACACAGTGATAACTAATTCCGCAGTGGACACCGTGAACTTCCTAGGAGAGGACGAATCATTCCAACTGGTTTCCAATGACGATAACATCAAGGACGAGATAGCGGCCGCTTTATATTTCAGAGACATAGGTTCTCGTAAAGGACTTACAATAGCACAATCAAACATAGAGTATGAGAGTTCAGCAGACAATGTAAAGAACGTGTACACTAATAAATCAATCACAGACATAAGGAAGTTGGTCACGCAAGGATACATAAAAATTCCGAGAGACTCGAAGGACGTTGAAATAGT